ATGGACGCCGAAACACTCGAGCGGCGCCGGCGCGCGACGGCGAGGTTCATGCTCCGCGTGATCGCCGCCGAGCAAAAGCACGGGATCAACCGCCCCGACGCCGTTGAGTTCAAGGCGCGGATGGAGCGACAGGCGAACGGGGACGAATCCCGATGACCGCCGACATCAAGTGGGGAGACCACGTGACAGCGAGCGGTCGTCAAGGCGTGGCGATGGACGTCGAGCCGTCGCGCGTCTTCGTGAGGTTCGAGGACATGTCGGGCCGTTGGTACGAGCGGTGCGCCGTCGTGGCCGGGTGGCCGCTCACGCCGGCGGAGGAGGGCGAGAAGGCGTCGCGCGAAGAAGCGGTGATCGCCGTCAAGACCGAGCGAGCTGCGGTGCTTCTTGCGAAGGCGATGGCCGATGAGCAGGTCGAGCTCTTCTTCGACCTCGAGCCGGGCGACGCGATCGAACTGGTCGTCGAGGCCATGGCCGTCGCGGGTTTCGACCCGGAGGTCGACGACACAGACTTGTTGCAGGAGGACGTCATCGACCGCGCCGAGCGAATCGTTCGCGACGGGTTGCATGTCAGCGCCGTCGTGGACGATGGACAGCCCCGATGACCACGAGGAAAGCCACGAAAGGCAGAGCGGGTCACTACCGCTGGCGGTCGAAGACGACCGTGCAGCTGCTGGTCTACGACGCCGAAGCATGCAAGTACGTGAGCCGGTACGTCCCGGCGACGTCGGACAACCAGGCGCGCAAGGCGCTTGCCAAGTTCGTCACCGACGTCGCTGCGGGGCAAGTCCCTTCCAGCAAGCTCAAGCCGACCGTCGAGGAGGCCGCGAACGCGTGGCTGCGTCGCAAGGAGGAGCTCGGGCGCGTACGCGAGTCGACCCTCGAGGCCTATGGCTGGGCGGTCGGACACATCGTCCGGGAGATCGGGAGCCGACGCGTGCGGTCGCTGACCCGGGCGACGGAGCTCGAGGACCTCTACGGCAGGCTCGGCAAGCGCCTCGGCCCCAAGAGCGTCAAGGAGATCGCCGGCGTGCTGTACGGCGTGCTCGAGTACGCACGCAAGCAGGACTGGGTGAGGACGAACGTCGCGCGCGACGTCGAGGAGCGGCCCCGCGCGCCGCACAAGCCGGTCGAGTCGCCCGACGAAGGTGACGTGCAGCGGTTCCTCGTCGAGGCGCAGAAGGTGGACTTCGCGTTCTTCGCCTACGTCATCGTGTGCGCGGCCGCGGGCGGGCGGCGGGCCGAGGTTCTCGGGCTGCAGCGCGCCGACGTGCTCCTCGATTCGGGCGAGATCTTCTTCCGCAGGCAGGTCACCAAACGCCGGCGTACCCACGACACCCACGGCAACGAGATCGGCGGGCCCAGGCTCGTCGTCACCGATCAGCTCAAGACGGCGGACGGCCGCCGGCGGGTCGCCGTCGGCGACGGGACGATGGCCGTCCTGCGCGAGCTGCTGCGCCAGCTCGACGAGCGGGCGCGCGACTTCGACGTGATCGCTTATCCCGCGGAGGGTTTCCTGTTCTCGCCGGACGTCGACGGCCGGAGCCCGCTGATGCCCGACTCGATCAACAAGCGCTTCCGCGCGATCGTCGTCAAGACGGGTGTGAGGATCACGCCGCACATGCTCCGGCATCACGCGGCGACGGCGGTGGCGCCTTTCCTCACGGAGACCGACATGATGGGCCGCTTCGGGTGGCGGACGTCGACGATGGTGCGTCGCTACGTCGACTACAAGGGAGCGAAGGATCGCGAAGCCGGTGAGCACGCCGACCGCGCTTTGGGGATGTCGACGGAGGATGCCGAGAAGAGCGCGTCTGCGTAGGCTCTGTTGCGATGGCGATCTACGACAAGCCCGTTCGTGTGCTAATCCGCGACATGGCACGCGAGCTCGCCAAGTCGCCGGGCGATGTGTTCTCGAAGAAACAGGCCATCGAGTGGTTCCGGCAGAACTACCCGAGCATCAAGCAGAGCACGGTCTCGGCTCACTTGATCCGGTTCGCGACGAACGCGCCGAGCCGCCTCCACTACAACAACCGGCCCGACGAGGACCTTTTCTTCCAGGTCGACCGCAGCCGCTACCGGTTGTACGACCCGGCGAACGACCCAGCGCCAATCCACTCCGAGAGCGACGTTCCGCCGGGCGGTCGCCGCGCCGTGACGATCGACGACGAGGAAGAGATTGAGGAAGATCTCACGGTCGCGCCGAGCGAGTTCGCGTACGAGAGCGACCTTCGCGACTTCCTGGCGAAGAACCTCAACACGATCGAGTCCGGCTTGCGGCTGTACGAGGACGAGGGGATCACCGGGGTCGAGTTCCCCGTGGGCGGGCGCTTCATCGACATTCTCGCGGTCGATGCGAACGGCGACCTCGTCGTTATCGAGCTCAAAGTGTCGCGCGGTTATGACCGCGTCGTCGGCCAGCTGCTCCGCTACATGGGCTGGCTCGAGCGAAACCACGCCGAGCCGACGCAGAAGGTGCGCGGCGTCGTGGTCGCGCGCGAAATCACTGAGGACCTCAAGCTTGCGTGCTCGCGCGTCGATGGCGTGTCGCTCTACGAGTACGTGCTATCGGTCGACCTGCGGAAGGTAACGCTCGACTAAGGCAGCCGAGAAGGCCGCGCGTACAGTCGTTTGATCTCGTCGGCCGTGAGCCGCCTCGAGGCGACGACCAGAACCCCGGCCGAGCCGAGGACCTGGACGTCGTCGCCCGCGGTATGAGCTCCGCTCCCCTCGAGAGCCCAGCCGACGTCGCACGGCACGCAGAACGCGTGGTCGTTCATCCGGCGGTCGCAGAGCGGGCAGAACCCCTCGGAGATCCTCGCTGCCGACTTCGGGAAGTCTGACAGGCTCACTCCGACCGCTCACGCATCCCTGAGAGCTCCCTTTCAATCACGCTCAGCTCGTGACGCCACCACTGAAGCGCTTCTTGTGCGATGTCGCGTGCGTCTTCGCCTACGAAGCGGTCGGAGAGCATCGGCCGATACACGCCCGCGTCGAGGCGATGGGTCTCGTATCCGTCGGGCCCTTCGACGCCGACCCAGACGTCGCCCTGCTGGTAACCGAACTCGTACTCCTTCAGGATCGCGTTGCGTTCATCCTCGATGAACTCCCAGAAGATCGAGTGCTGATCGCGGTGCGACTTCCATTCCACCCAACGCCTGTCGACTACTTCTCGACGATGAGCTGACTGCGCACCGTCGACTTTGTCGAGAACGTGACCGATGGTCCGCATCAGTGCGCAGAAGGCGACCCAATTGATGCGGAAGATCGTGTCGTCGTCGTGATCCTCGAGCAGCTTGGCCACGATGAATGCGTCGTCGAGCGGCGCATGCGCAGCGAGTGTCATTCGTTCCTTCCTCCTCCGTTCGCGATGCCGTGCTCATGCGCCCATGCGGCGAGATCGATCCGCCGCCGCAGGCCCTGCTTGCGGAGGATCGTCGCGACGTGCTCCTTCGCCGTGTGCATCGACACCGATAGTCGCTCCGCGATCTGCGCGTTCGTCAAGCCTTGCGCGACGAGCTTCACGATCTGCTTCTCGCGCGCCGACAGCGCCACGCGGGCGTTCAGCACGGTTCGGGCCGCGGTGATCCCAGGCGAGGTGAGACTGTAGCCGCGGCCGACGAGGCGCACGATCTCGGGGAGTTGGTCCGGGTCGGTCTCCGAGCGCAGCAGCACGGCGCACGGCGGGTTCTTCGCCCGCGCCACCTGCTCGAGCAGTCCCTCCTCGGGCTCGGCCATCAGGATCACCGACCCAACGCGCCGCCTGCGGAAGAGCTCCTCGGCGAGCCACCCCTTCACGCAGCCGGCGTCGGTGACGATCACCGGCGGCGGCGACCCCTTCTTCTTGTCGGGCATCCGTCCCTCGAGGTCGCCGATGTCCGCCGCCGACATCACGACGAACCCCGCGTTCTCGAAGATGTTCTCGATGGCACGCCTGGTGAGCGCGTCCGGCTCGCATATGGCCACACGCCAGCCCTTCCCCAAGGACCGCGTCCCTTCCACTCTGTCGCCGACCATTCCTTTCGACCGTCCTTCCTTCAGTTCCTTGACCTGACCTCCTTGGCCTGGTACGAACACCTGTTCGTGTACGCAGTGTTACGCCAAGGGACGACACACCACGAAAGGGAGGGGTGTCGCCGCCGAAGGAGGGGTGTGCCGGTGGCCGTTCGGCTGTCGAAACTCCCGCTGTTCGGTGGGTTGCCGAGCCCCGCCGGGGTCGGGCTACAACCCTTGGTATGGCACAGGACGCGCGGCCCGAGACCCTCCAAGAGCCCTTCCCACCGATAGCGTTCGATGTCCGGGACGCCGCGGATGCGCTCGGGCTCAGCCACTCGAAGGTCTACCAGCTGATCGCGTCCGGCGAGCTGTACCACCGCCGAGTCGGCCGCAAGATCCTCGTCCCGCGCAAGGCGCTCGAGGCGTTCCTCGAAGGCCGGCCCTACAGCCCCGGCGGGTTCGCGTGAGCGCGCTCGGCAAGGCGCGCGCGGCACTCGATGTCGCGGAGAAGCTCGCCGACAGGAACGACGACGGCTGGCGGCTGCGTGCGTACGCTGCCGGCCTCGACCTCGGCAAGCACCAGCAGATGACGATCGATTACGCGAACGTGCTCGCGCTCGTCGCGTGCGCGGAAGCGCTCGAGCGGATCGCCGTGGCTTTGGAGGCGAAGTCGTGAGCCTGCGTCACAACGTGCCGGACGGTCCGGTCCTCACGCTCGTCCGCAAGATCGTCGCCACTGACACGCCGACGTCTTCATCGAAGTGGCAGGAGGGCTGGGGCGGACGGACATATCGGGGGCCGGGCGGCGAGTGCCTCGTCGTGCGGAAGAAGGACGAGCCGCTGCGGTGGCGCGTGGAGTGGGAGGACGTCGAGGGCGCGCACCAGGCCGAGTTCGTCGCGCGGGTCACATGGGAGCGCGTCAAGTGAACGACCGCGACGCCGCCCTCACGAAGCTCCGCGAAGCGTTTCCCGATGGAGCGATCGACAAGCTGCCGAAGGGGATCAACAAGGAGCAGCCGAAGTCGCGCTGCGACATCTGCGGCGGCTTCCACGAGCCGGCGCGCATCCATCTCGACTACGTCGGTCACGCAGCCGTCACCGAGCGGCTCCTCGATGCCGACCCCGCGTGGATGTGGGAGCCGGTCGCGTGGATGGAAGACGGGCGCCCGCTTCTCGACGTCGATGACAAGGGCCGTCCCGTCGGGCTCTGGATCAAGCTCACCGTGTCCGGCGTCACGCGCCTGGGTTACGGGACCGTCGAGGCCGGCAAGACCGAGCCGACGAAGGAGCTGATCGGCGACGCGATCCGCAACGCAGCGATGCGTTTCGGCGTCGCGCTCGAGCTCTGGCGGAAACACTCCGATGCCGACTCAGCGTCCGTCTCGACCCGCGGTAAACAAGTTTCCGGGGCCGGCGCGAGCAACGGGAGCGGTGCCGCGAGCAAAGCGCAGATCGGCAAGATCCATGCGACGTGCAAGGAGCGCGAGGTCGGCGAGGAGTTCATGCGCGCGATCGTCGCGTCCAAGTGGCCGGAGTCCGAAGGGCACCTGTCCAAGGTCACGAAGGCCCAGGCCTCCGAGCTCATCGACTTCCTCACCACGGCAGCCGACGAACGCCTCGACGAGCTCGCGTCGCGGCTCATGGGTGCGCAGGACGCGAAGGCGTGAGGGGCTTCGTGTGCGAGGTCGGACCGCACCGGGTCGACAGCCCGTACGAGCAGTACCACGAGCGCCTCGAATACCGGCGCGCCGACGGATCTGACCGGCCGCACGTGTTCACGCTCCGCCGTCTCTGCAAGCGACACATGGACGAGGCCGTCGCCGCGCGCAAGGGCAAGCCTCCCGGCGAGCAGGGCGACCTCGGCTTGTGATCGCGTTCGTCGTTGAGGGCACGCCGCAGCCGAAGGGCCGCCCGCGCGTCGACACCCGCGGGCGGAAGCCGCGCGTCTACACGCCCGATGCGACGAGAGCCTACGAGGAGTTGGTCCACTTCGTCGCGCTGCAGGCGAGGAAGAAGGCCGGCGGGGCGATCCGTGGACCCGTGCGCGTCGACGTGCGCTTCTTCGGCGCGAGGGGCGATGTCGACAACCTGTGCAAGACGGTCCTCGACGGCATGCGACGTGCTGCTTTCGCGGACGATCGCCAGGTCCTCGAGCTCCACGCCTACGTCGTCCGACGCGACGGCAAACCCCGTGCCGAAGTCGTCGTCGAGGCGATCGCGTGAGCGTCCAGGCCATCTCCTGGGTCCTCGAGCATTCGCGCAGCGAGGGCAACGCGCGGCTCGTCCTGATCTCGATCGCCAACCATGCCGACAAGCACGGCCGCAGCGCATTCCCTTCGCAGTCAACGATCGCGTCCGAGGCGGGCTGCTCGACGCGCACCGTCCGGCGGTCGATCGAGGAACTTCACGACCTCGGCGAGCTGCGCTGGCTCGAGCATGGCGGCAAGGGGAAGCGCCGCCGGTCGCACCTGTACTGGATCTTGCCGATCGTAGAAGCGGCCAAGGTGTCCGCTATTCCCGAAGAGCTCTCAATACCGGACACGATCGACCGCAGAACCGGACAAGTGCGTCAGCCAGATGCGGACACCCGTGGCCGAGGAACCGTCCTTAGAACCGTCCATATAGAACCGGGCGTAAACGCCGCGAAGAAGAACAACGGCAAGAGCAGAGCCCGAGAGCTCATCGAACAGCTCGCCTCGAAGAAAGCGATCGGGACCTGAACGTGCCGCGTCGACGCGGAGAGTCTGATGCGGTGGTCACGATCCGCGACATCGATCCGTCCGCGGCGGACACGCTCGCGTACGTCGAGGATCTTCTCGTCCGGCTGCGCGGCGAAGCTCGGGCGCTCGCGAATCGAATCGTCGCAGGCGCGAGCACGCGCCGAGTCGGTGAGGGCGGTGGAGGAACCGGAGGAGGACCGCTCGGCGCCGTCGACCGTCTCGACGAGATCCGAGTCGGCCTGCAGCGCGTCGTGTCTCAGGAGGAGATCACGTGACCTGCCGCTCTTCCGGGCCGAAGAGCTGCTGCTCAGCCGCGGCGCAACGGCCTCCCAGGCCGCCCTCCGAGGCCCGTGTGAGGCGGGGCCAACACCTCATCGGACCCGGCACGGTAGAAATAGCGCAAGGTGTCATCGTGGGCGACTCGAAGATCTCGGAACACACACACGCACTCCGGCTCGTCAAGCGACGGGCAGGCGTTGCCGTGCGGCGACTCGACGACCAACTTCCTGAAGGTGCCGATGCTGTCGACGCCGCGACGCGGCTCGCGGCATGGCTGTCGCTGAATCTCGATTCGCAGTGGCCGAACGTCGCTGACGACGGACCTATCGACGTCATCGATGTGTTCAGCGGAGCGGGTGGAGTGTCTGCGGGATTCAAGGCGGTCAACTCGATCTTCCCGGCGTACAGACTCGCGCTCGCCATCGACACAGATCCTGTCGCGAACAAGACGTTCGAGAAGAACCTCGGTCTTGCTCCTGTGCTGGAGGACGTCTCGCTGCTCGCGAAGCAACCCAATCGCCTTCGCAAACTGGTGAAGTCGTCGCGCCGACGCAGCGGTCATCCGCTCGTTCTCATCGGCTGCGTGCCGTGTCAGGGGTTCGCGTCGCACAGGAACGAGGCCGGCAAATCCGACCCTCGCAATTCGCTGTTCATCGACATGGCGAACGTCGCGAAGGCTCTTCGGCCCGACGCCATCGTGATGGAGAACGTTCCCGAACTCGTGACGACGAAGTACTGGCCGTATCTGTCGGAGGCCCGCCGGACACTCGTCGACTGCGGCTACAGCGTTCATGTCAGCGTGGAGAACATGGCGGCGTACGGCGTGCCTCAGGAGCGATTCCGGATGGTACTCGTGGCCTTCAAGCGGCCGTTCGCGCCGCCGCGCGGGCCGGTCGAACGCGAGGACTTCCGCAGCGTCCGCGAGGCGATCGGGACGCTGCCACGCGTCCGGCCGGGCAAGCGCGACGAAGAAGACCCCATGCACTATTGCGCCGACCACAAGAAGTCCACCCTCGACACCATCCGGTCCGTGCCGTCCGACGGCGGGAGCCTTCCCGCCGGTGCAGGACCGAAGTGCCGCGCACGACTCGAGCGACGCCAGGGAGGACACCCGCCGTATCCCGACATCTACGGCCGGCTCTTCTGGGACCGGGCCGCGGTCACCATCACGGCGCACGCCCGCAATCCGGCGAGCGGTCGGTTCGTTCACCCCGAGCAGCATCGCGGGCTCACCGTGCGCGAGGCGGCGCTGCTGCAGGGCTTCCCGAAGTCGTACGAGTTCGAGGGCGGGATGATCGACCAGTTCAGGCAGATCGGCAACGCCGTCCCCCCCGCGTTCTCCGCCTGGCTCGCTCTCTACACGCTCGGCCGGCTCGCGTTTCCCGAGTCGGGCATGGAGTCGTTCCGTCCGGGCATCGAGGGCCCCGTCACGTCTTCCTTTTCACGACTCATCCCGGCGCTGAAGGCCGGACATCGAATCGTCTCGGGGACGGCGTGACCCAGAACACGCCGACGGCGATCGATCTGTTCTGCGGAGCAGGCGGACTCTCGCTGGGTCTCAGCCGGGCCGGGTTCCGGCTCGTCGCCGGCGTCGACAACTGGGACGCGGCCGCGCGGACCTACGCGCGAAACTTCGATCACCCGTTCCTGCGCGCAGACCTGGCTGTCATCGATCCCGCGTCGCTCATGCGCGCGATCGGCGTCGAGCCTGGCGAGATCGACCTCGTCGCAGGAGCTCCGCCGTGCGCAGGGTTCTCCGTGCAGCGCATCGGCAGCGACGATGACGTGCGCAACGACCTCGTCCTCAGGTTCGCTGAGCACGTGATCCATGCCGCTCCGCGGATGTACTTCATGGAGAACGTCCCGGGACTGCTTGGCAAGCGCGGGCTCGCCATCTCGCAGCGCTTCGAGCTGATGCTCCGCGAGGCCGGCTACGAGACGATGTCACTGGTCGTCAACGCGGCGGACTACGGCGTGCCGCAGAACCGTCGGCGGGCGCTGCTGTGGGGATGGCGGAGGCACGACCTTCCTCGGTTCGACCTCCCGTCGCGAACCCATGTCGGTTGCGCGGTCACCGTGCACGAGGTCATCGGCGATCTTCCGTCTCCGCCTGACGATCACAGTCCGGCCCCCAACGACGTCCTCCACCGCCGCACGAGGCTGTCCGCGACGAACGTCGAACGCCTGCGACTGATCCCGCCCGGAGGAGGATTCGAGGACCTGCCCGCCGAGCTTCGCGTGGACTGCCACAAGAACGGTGCCGAGAAGATCGGACACAGGTACGTCTACGGACGGCTCGCTCCCGATCGCCCGGCCGGCACGATCACGGCGCGGTTCGACAGCTTCACCCGCGGTCGCTTCGGTCATCCTTCCGAGCACCGCAACATCACCCTTCGGGAAGGTGCTCGGCTGCAGACCTTCCCCGACGACTTTCGCTTCGAGGGCACGCAGGAGGTCATCGCGACACTGATCGGGAACGCGGTCCCGCCGGTGCTCGCCGAGACGGCCGGGAGATCGCTTCGCGATCACCTGTCGCAGCCGGCGTCGACCCTCCGCGCGAGCGCCTCCTCCGACCCGGGCACCCTGTTCGACGTCGGGTCCGCTGCAGACCCGCGCTGACTGATCACCGCTCGTTTCGTCCGACGTCTTCCTCGCGGTCCTCGCGGTCCTCTTGGACGATCCGCCGCTGCTCGATGAAGGTCCGCAGGGGAGCAGGACGGAACTCGACGTCGCTCGGGCGAGGCGCGCGAGCGCGACGCAGGGCCTGCAGGTGCGCGATCACGAAGGACTTCAGCTCCGACTCGAGCTTCTTGCCGAGCGCCTTGCACTTCTCGTGTGCCTCGTACACGACGAAGGGGATGAGCTTCACGAGTCGCTTCTGCGACAGGAAGTTGTGCTCCGTGTCGGCCGACAGACCGGTTCGGTGGATGCCGCCGACGAGGAGTTCCTGGTTGCGCCTGACCCGCGCGCGCTTCGCCTCGAGCGTCGGCATGGACCGAAGGCTCTCCAGGAACTCGTAGCGGGGAGCGACGGGCGGCGGCTCGGAGCCGGTGTGTCCGATGTAGAACGACACGTAGTCGGCCTTCCTCGTGAGGAAGACGAAGTCGTCGTCGGCGACGTCGGGAACGCTCGCCAGGTACGGCGGATCAGGATCGATGTCGTCACGGTAGGCGGTGGCCTCGCGCTCGCGGATCTGCTCGAAGAAGTCGACCCAGTCGAAGGAGTCGTCCTTCGGACGAGCGAAGTACTCCGTGAACGTGTGAAAGGTGCGCACGACGCCGAAGGTCACGTAGTACAGGCCGTCGCGGCGTTCCCCCTCGAGCGTAGACAGCAGATAGCTCATCGCCTCGTTGTCCGCGATGTGCGCAGCCCTCGTGGTGTCCCACTGAGGATCGATCGGCTCGCCGAGTCTCGACCGCGACCCGATCGAGATGTACCAGTTCAGGAGCGAGGAGAAGAAGCGGACGCGCGTGCTCTTGACCGCGCCGGCGAACACCGGCGGAGTGTCGGTGGAGACGATCCGTTCGAGGATCTTGCGGCTGTGGCCGATGCCTTCGCGGACCATGTCGCCGTAGGGGTTGGCGGTGCGGTAGTGCTTGTACTCGCGCTCCTCGGGAACGATGGTGCCGTCGCGGATGTGGATCGTCGGCTTGGGGAGCAGTGTCCCGTCCGCCCACGAACGGCCGGTCCCGAGGAACACCGCCTCGTCCGCGCGCCACTGCACGACGTCGGTCGCGCAGTGCGCCATGTGCTGATACTCCGAGTCGCTGAGGTAGCGGAACATGAACGGCGCGAGCACCATGCCCCGGTTGGTCGCGTCGTCGATGGCGCTGCGCGTCATGGGGACGCTGTAGTACGGGAACGAGATCCTGTCCTTGATCGACGGTGCCGGTTCGATGTACACGACGCTGTTGTTGAACGTTACGACCTGATGGCCGGCGTCCTCGACGAAATGGCTGGCCGTGACCACCTGCATCACGCTCGCGTGCGTGCTTCCGTCGCTGCCGGAGACGCTCGTCCTCTTCCACTCGTCCGACGCGAGAACCTTCTTCGCGTCGATCGGCATGATGCACCGGTCCCCGAAGATGCGCGCGTCGAGCTCGCGCCGGAGCACCGCCTCGTCCAGCAGAAGGTCGGCGTCGCCGCTGATGATCGAGTCCCGGTGCGCGGCGTCCACCGCCGAACGCGACAGGCCGAGCCAGCGGTAGACGAGCACCTGGAACTCCTTGAACTGCACCTGGATTCTGCTGAGCAGGTCGCGTTCGGCGAGCTCCTTGTCGCGGTACATCTCGACGTCGGTCTGCAGTTCTCGGAACCGCTGCGCCACGAACGCGAACACGAGCTCGCGCGGGTCCTCCTCGAGCAAGGCGCGAGCCGCCGCGGCGAGCGTGTCCGCGCGCTTCTCCTCGAAGTAGTCGCGCGCGTCGACGACCCGGGCGATCGCCTCGGTCGGCTCCATCCAGTCGAGGAGCTCGTAGACGTCGTCCAGCGTGAGGGCGGTGTCGACGTGCAGGTACGGCGTGACGGCGTAACGACGTCCGCCGGCGGGGTCGTCGTCGAGGACATCGAGCTTCCCGACGGCGACGAGACGGTCCAGCACCTTGTAGTACGCCTGCGGCGTGACGGAGTCGGCGAGCTTCTGGCCGACCGTCTCCCAGATGTCGCGCGCCGTCGCTCCACCGTTGCCGACGTCGGCGAGGTAGCGGAAGATCGCCCGTTCGCGATCCTCGACGCTCGTGCGGCGGTCGGTCACGTCAGCCCGTCCGTTCCGTCCTCGGCCGCTTGCCCGGCCATCCGGACTCAGCGATCTCGGTGAAGATGTCGGGCGTCTTGCCGCCGTGCGTCGTCCCGCGCGTGCGCACGCGGACGACGGTCGCGTGGCGCACCGTCTCGAACGCGCCGGTCACGACGCACACGCCCTGAGGCAGCTTGGGCATCGCGCGGACCAAGCTGTCGGACGCATCGGAGAACACCCCGCGCAGGGCGTCGAGCTGGTCGGGCTCGATGGCGTGCAGGAAGCGGGTGAGCAGGCGCTTGAGGATGGCGCGATCGACGTCGCTCGGGCTCTGCGTCGTCAGCACGAGGCCGAGCTTGTAGTGCCGTCCGATCCTCGCGATCTCCCGCAGGACCTGGGTCGTGACGACCTGGTCGTTGTTCGGCGCGACGAGGTGGAACTCGTCGATCGACAGGACCACGAAGGGGAGTTCGCCGTTGCGCGCCAGGCCCTGGAGGTCTCGTGCGACGGAAGCCGCGATCAGGCGGAGGTCGGAGAGGATCAGTCCGCGGCAATCGATGTTGATGACCGCCCCGGGCTGAAGCGCGGCCTTCCAGTCGTATGGGGCGCCGAGGAACGGGATTCTGTTCAGGCTCTGCGTCCGCAGCTTCGTCGGTTCGACCGTGCGGGCGTCGGGCTTCTTCTCGTCGCCCTTCCCGGTCGTCATCTCGAGCACGAACGCGCAGTGCTCGATGTGGTCGACGAGCTCGTCGACCGTGAAGAAGTTCCGCTTTCCCTGAAGGATCTGCTTCTGCATGTTCTCGTGCGCGAAGCGAAGGAGCGTCTCCATGTTCGTGCCCGGGTTGATGCTCGGCACCGCCTCGAGCACGTCCGCCGACGAAAGCGCGCTCACCGGGATGGTGAAGCCGCTCTGTCCGGGAACGAGGTTCTGGCCGCCGAGCTCGGTGGCGGCCTCGATCAGCTCGCCGTTCACGTCGAGGTTCACCTGGGGGATGCCCCACGCGTGCAGCTCCTCGGCGAGGACGCCGCGCGTGTAGCTCTTCCCGGCGCCGATCCCGCCGACGATTAGCATGTGCCGCTGGATCGTCTCCTTCTTGAGGATGATCGGGAGGTCCGGGTCGCCGTACGAGCAGCCGATGTGCAGCCCGGCGTCCGGGTCCCGCTCGAGGCCGAGCGCGGCCACCGTGAGATCCGGACCTGCCTCGAACACCGCCGCGCCGGCGCGGGGGAGTGTCTGCACGGCGCGGATCTCCTCGACGGCGCCGTCCTCGCCGACGACGGCCTCCTCGAGCGGCTCGCACACCGCCAGGCGGTAGATCACCGTCGAGCTCCCCTCCGCCGCGTACTTGGTGTCGAAGGGCAGGACCTCGCGCAGCGTCGAGCTCAGCGCGTCCTCATGAGGATTGACCTCGTGCACGTTGTCGACGCGGGCGAGCACCTGGACGCGCCGGCCGTCGTCGTCCTCGGCCTCCACCGCGACGAGCTTCCCGGGCGACGCGTTCTGGGCGGCGATGAGCCGGAACTGCAGCGTCTCGAACGAAGGCGACGCCTCCGTGCTGACGATCCTTCCCACCAGCCCCGGCGGGTACTCCACTCCGGAGACGACCTCCACCGCCTCGAGGGCGACGGACTCCTCGACGACCGGCTCTTCCTTCGCTGCCTCTTCGGACCGTTCGGGCTCTGCCATCTCCTCTACCTCCTCGTTAACCTCTAACCGGTGAACGGTTAAAAGCTACTACAGCCCACTGACACGGTCCACCATTCACACCGCAGAAAGGTCCGCCTCGAGGAGGCGCATCACGATAACCGCCAGGACCGACGCCGACGCCGTCTTGCGTCGGTTGCTTCATTCAGTCAGCGCCGGGTGGCATGGTGGCGCCGACGATCGACACGAACGAAGGGGAGCGCAGGTTGTTAACGAGCCTCGAGTTGTGTGCGGGCGCCGGTGGTCAGGCGCTCGGCCTCGAGGAGGCGGGTTTCGATCACGCGGCGCTCGTCGAGATCGAGCACGTCGCCTGCCAGACGCTCAAGCAGAACCGCCCCGCATGGCCGGTAGTCCGCGCCGATCTTCGAGACTTCGACGCGCGCCGCCTATGCGGCCGCGTTGACCTTCTGGCCGGAGGCGTGCCGTGCCCGCCCTTCACCGTCGCCGGACATCGCCTCGGCGCCGACGACGAACGCGATCTGTTTCCCGAGATGATCCGGATCGCGCGCGAGTGCGAACCGCGCGCCGTGTTCATCGAGAACGTTCCGGGCCTGCTCGAGGCGCGATTCTCCGGCTACCGAAACGAGATCCGAGCCGCGTTCGCGAAGCTCGGATACGTGGCCGACTGGGCCAAGCTGAATGCATCCGACTTCGGCGTGCCGCAGCTGCGCCCGAGGGCGCTGATGGTGGCGCTTCCCGCCGCCGCCTTTGCGCGCTTCGCCTGGCCGGAGCCATCGCCGAAGCCGCCGCCAACCGTCGGCGAAGCGCTCCACGCCGCCATGGCGTCCGCCGGGTGGAAGGGTGCCGACCGGTGGGCGAAGAAGGCGAACGCAATCGGTCCGACGCTCGTTGGCGGGTCGAAGAAGCACGGCGGACCCGATCTTGGGCCGACACGCGCGCGAAAGTCGTGGGCCGGGCTCGGCGTTGACGGAGCCGTGCTCGCGGACGCTCCGCCTCCGAGAGGGTTTCACGGGATGCCTCGCCTCACCGTCCAGATGGCGGCCATCATCCAGGGCTTCCCGTCCTCGTGGGAGATTGCCGGGCGCAAGACGAACGCATACCGGCAGGTCGGCAACGCGTTCCCGCCGCCCGTCGCCGCCGCCGTCGCGACTAAGCTTCGCGAAGTGCTTGAGGGGGACGACGAGAAGGTCGCGTAGGTGGCGAACCCAGAACTCACGGCCGCGGTTATCGCGGAGCTCGAAGCGGCGACCTATCCAGCCGGGGAACTCAACAACGAGGAGGCCTGGCTGGGGATCATCCAGCTCGTGTCGTGGTACGAGCACGGCTACCTCCACATCATCGATGCAGACAAGCTGCATCCCCGACCGAAGGTGAAGGGCAAGAGGGTTGCGGAGCCGCGCCACGACCGGACGTGGCAGGTCCGCGCGGAGGCAGCCGAGGAGTACATCGCGTTGCAGCTCGGCAAGTCACGCGATGACGTCAAGAATCTCCTCGGACGTATGTGGCGCCACGAGTTCTGGGAGGACTGCGAGAACGGGAACCAGAAGGCCAATCCTGCCGGTAATGCGCTGAAGTTCGTCACCGCCTACGTGATGCAGAAGTGGGGCGACGCGAGGTTCGACTACCGGGAGGAGCAGCCCCTCACTATCTACTGGCCGAACATCGCGATCCCGCATGTGAAGCAGCCGAAGGCTGATGTCCTGGCAGTAGAGCGTGTCGGATCGCGTCCGGTCGCACTCGTCTCTTGCAAATGGAGCATGAGAACGGACCGCGTCTCGAACTCAAACAACGAGTGCGCGATCGTGAAGGCGACAGCTCACCGTATGACCGGGTCGATCCGCTTCTACGTCGTCTGTCACGAGTACGACGGTTCGCGTATCGTCGCGCTCCTCAAGGACGACTGCGTGGACGGCGTGGCCCTCGTCAATCTCCCGGTGATGGAAGCGATCGGGATCGTCTCACCCGAACTCCAGGAGGCCCGCGCGAACGGGCGGCTCCTCACGCTGGCGGAACTCGTCGACGACACCGGCAACTGGTAACGTCCGCGCCATGCCTGACTGGCTTACCCGGGAACAGCGCAGCCGCAACATGTCCGCGATCCGTTCGTCCGGCACCAAGCCCGAGCAGCGCCTCGGGGTTCTGATCAAAGAGGTCTTCCCTCGACGCCGTGTCGTTGAGCAGGCGACTGACTTGCCAGGCCGCCCCGACTATTACCTTCCAGGCCTAAAGCTCGCGCTGTTCGCCGATGGTTGCTTTTGGCATGGATGTCCAAAGCACGGCCGGTCGCCGAAAGACAATGCGGAGTTTTGGGGACCAAAGCTCGCGCGCAATAGGGAAAGAGATCGCATCGCACGCCGCGAGCTTCGTCTGCGTGGAATACGTGTTGTGCGGGTTTGGGAGCACGACTTGCATGTCCGCACTTTGCCCGCAGCTCGTCGCAAGCTCCGGCGAGTTGCTTCGTTGTGAGGACCGACGTCATCCCCTGACGAATGTCGGCTCCGTCTGTAATATGTTGCTAGCCGCTGGACAGTTCCGTCCCTGGAACGCCGGCGGCCTTTGAATTTCATGGGCGCATACAGATCCGACCTGCGCAAACACATTCGCGACGATCCGCGCGAGCGTGCCGGAACGCGCGATGTCCCGGACACTTCGAGTCCCGACCCGGCCACAGTCCTGCGCAACGTGATCCTGCTGCACGTGCGCGGTTGGTCGGTGCGCGCGATAGCCGAGGATCTCGACCTCGCTCGGTCGACCGTCCAGGACATGATCGGGCGATGGCGCAAGGCGCCACGCATCCTTCATCCCGCTCGCCAAACCGACCAGGTGATCCGTTGTGGGGTCTGAGGTCGCCGCCACGGCTTCACGAGAGGCCCCTGAGGGGGCCCAGGGCGGCACGAACAGACGTTCGGGGATGGGAGACGGCCCGGCCGACCTGGAGACCGTCCCGGCTGCGGCGCTGCGGCGTTGGGAGGCCAACCCGCGGACCATCTCCAAGGAGGGTCTCGAGAAAGTGGCCGAGTCCATCCGGCGCTTCGGGTTCCTGGCGCCGATCGTGGCTCGGAGGTCGGACGGACGGATCGCCGCCGGCCACATGCGGCTTCGGGCGGCGGTGGAGATCCTCGGCCTCGACGAGGTTCCGGTCCGATGGGTCGAGCTCGACGACGAGGAGCTCGCGGCCTACGCGATCGCCGACAACCGCACGGCCGAGGAGGCCGACTGGGATCGACTGAGCCTGGCCGGCGTCCTCGAGGGATTCGAGGACGCATCCGAGCTGCTGGCCTCGACCGGCCTGACCGACGACGAGGTCCGCGAGTTGATCCGACTCCAGGAGATCGAGTTCCCCGAGTACGACACGGACGTCCAACGCGACGCGCGGATCGTCACGTGTCCGAAGTGCGGCGAGCAGTTCGTTCCCTAGAAACGCGTCGCGACTCCGAAGGAGAAACACTCTTGAACCATCTGACCGTGGTCTCGACATTCGCGGGATGCGGCGGGTCGTCACTCGGCTACGTGCTGGCGGGATATGAGGATCGGCTCGCCGTGGAATGGGACCGCCACGCGGCGGCGTCCTACCGCAGCAACTTCCCCGACGTGCCCATCCACGAGGGCGACATCGCACAGCTGTCGGACGAGGAGGCGTTGCGAATGGCGGACCTCGAGCCGGGTGGACTCGACGTTCTGGATGGAAGTCCGCCGTGTCAGGGGTTCTCGACATCGGGCAAGAGGCGGAGCTCCGACCCGCGCAATCAGCTCTACGTCGAGTACGTGCGTCTGCTGCGCGCGTTCCGACCGCGCGCGTTCGTCATGGAGAACGTGTCGGGCCTGGTCAAGGGGAAGATGTTCGAGACGGTCTTCCCGTCGATCATGGAAGAGCTCCGAGGCTCGGGCTACCGCGTTTCGTGCAGGCTCCTCAACTCCAAGTTCTTCGGTGTCGCGCAGTCGCGTGAGCGCGTGATCTTCGTCGGCGTGCGTGACGACGTCGGTGCCGAACCCTCGCATCCGCGCCCGCAGGAGCCGCCGATCCCGGTGCGCGTGGCGCTCCGCGACGTCGAGCCGCGCACGTTCTGTCCGCGCCCCCTCAGCGAAGTCGAGCGGCTGGTGTGGGCAACGACGAACCACGGTCAGCGAGGGGCGGACCTCGCCTGGACACGGAGCCGTTACTGGGACCACCGCAAGCTCGACCCGCGCAAGCCGGCGCCGACCATCCGCGCGTCCTACTTCGGTGCGCTGATGCACTGGTCCGAGGCGCGACGCTTGTCGATCGAGGAGGGCAAGCGGATCATGGGCTTCCCCGACGACTTCGAACTCGTCGGCAACTTCGAGCAGCAGTGGAAGCAGCTCGGCAACGGGGTGCCTCCTCCGCTCATGCGCGCCGTGGCCGAGCACGTCCGACGCGAGATCCTCGAAGGCGCCGGCGTCGCGGCCTGATTGCGAGCGAGACGTGCGGCATTCGCTCACGCCGTGTCTGGAACCGGGTTGTCCCGTGTTGCTGAGCACGCCTGGGCGTTGCGCAGCGCATGGCAGATGGGAAGCGTACGACCGGTCCTACCGGAAGCTCGCTCGCGAGGTGGTGTCGCGCGCGAAGGTGTGCGCGATCTGCGGCGAGCCGCGGCGGCGAGGCGACCCGTTCACGGCCGACCACATGCATCCCGTAGCGCGGGGTGGTGCGCGGACCGCGAAGAATCTCCGGGCCGTGCATCGTTCGTGCAACTCGCGGAAGGGCTCCGCGTTCTTTTAGGAACGGCGAGTCGTCTGGACAGCCCGCAGTCTTCCTCGGTCCAGCCCATGTTTCCGGCCGTTTTCGAGTTTCTCGTTTTTTCGAGGAGGTGGTGAGGGATGGCACGTGCGCCGTACAAGGCGGAGGTCTACCGGGACGCCCGGGGCGAGTACCGCTGGCGCGTGCGCGCAGCCAACGGGCGGATCGTCGCGGACTCGTCCGAGGGCTACGCCAACCGGGGCGACTGTGTCCGGATGTTCGCGGTCCTGCGCGATGTGGCCGACGCGGTCGACGCCGTCGAGCCCCCGGACGAGACAGAGAGCTGATCCTTCCGCATGGGCAAGCGCGGCCCGCTGGGCAAGCCGGCCGACCGCGCGCAAGGACATCGCCGGCGCGAGCTAACGCTGGTGCAGGGCGACGAAGCGCCGTTGGTCAAGGTGCCGCGACCACCGAAGGGGCTCGTGCCCGAGGTGCGGCGCGCATGGGCCGCGTACTGGCGATCGCCGATGGCGAGGCTCGCGCAGGACGTCGACCGGCCGGCGATCACGCGGCTGTTCCGGCTGTACGACCAGCTCGAGCGGGCGATGGCCGCAGTGTCCGTGGCGCTCGTCGTGAAGGGCTCGCAGGGACAGGTGCGCGTCAATCCGGTGGCCGACTACGTCGCGAAGCTCGACACGCAGATCCTGCGGCTCGAGAACGAGCTCGGACTTACGCCCATGTCGCGCGCGCGACTCGGGCTAACGATCGCGCAGGGCCAACTCACGGTGGAGGAACTGAACCGCGTTGCCAGCGAATACGGGAGCAGGGACGAGGACCCGCGGGTCGTCGAAGCCGAGGCGATCGAAGCCGAAGAGTGATCGCGTTCCTCTGCGACCTTCGCTCGGACGCGACGTGTGCGCGTGGATCGAGCTCTTCCTCGTGCACTCGCAGGGAGACTGGTTCGGCAAGCCGTTCAAGCTCACCGACGACCAGCGTCGCTTCATCTGGCGCACCTACGAACTCGGCGACGACGGGCATCGCGTCTACCGCCGGGCGCTGCGCGGACGCCCCAAGGGCGCGGGCAAGACGGAGCTCACGGCCGCGATCGCGTGCGCGGAGCTGCTCGGCCCGGTGCGGTGCGCCGGCTTCGCGGAGAACGGCACGCCGCGCTCGGGCCCGGTGACATCGCCGGACATCCCGGTCGCGGCGGCGAGCTTCGAACAGGCCGACCTGTTGTTCGGCGCGGCGCGCGTGATGCTCACCGAGGGCAAGCTCGCGGAACTGGTCGAGGCTTACGACACCGAGATCCTGCTGCGAGGAAGACCCGGCCGCATGTACCGCGTGGCGGCCGCGGCCGGCACCAACGAGGGGTTGCGCCCGACGTTCTTCCCGGCCGACGAGCTGCACGAGTGGGTCGGCAACAAGGCGCGCGTGCATCTCGTGATCGCCAATGGCCTGGCCAAGCGGCGCGACAGCTGGGAGATGGGCATCACCACCGCCGGCGTGCGCGACGCCGGATCGGTGGCTGAGGACCTGTACGAGTACGGGCGGGCCGTCGAGTCCGGCGAGCTCGCCGACCCAGCCTTCCTCTTCGATTGGCTGGCGGCGCCCGACGACCTCGACCTGCACGATCCCGCGGCGCTGCGCGACGCGGTCGCGGCGTGCAACACCGAGTCGTTCATGGGGGCCGAGGCGATCGAGCGGCGCTTCCGCGAGGTTCCCGAGCACGAGTTCCGCCGTTACCACCTGAACCAGTGGGTCAACGCCATCGAGTCGTGGGACGTGTCGCAGCGCTGGGATGCGCTGGCCGACACCGAGCGCGTGGTCGAGGCAGGCGAGCAGGTGGCGCTCGGCTTCGACGGGTCGTACTCGGGCGACTCGACAGCGCTGATCGGCTGCGCGCACGACCGCCCGCACCTGTTCGTGCTGAATGTGTGGGAGAACCCGGGCCGCGACGACTGGCGCGTCGACGTGGCCGAGGCCGAGCAAGCGGTGCGCGACGCGTGCGCGAGGTGGCGAGTGTCCGTCGTGCACGCTGACCCGTATCGGTGGCAGCGCACCATCGACCTGCTGCAAGCCGAAGGTCTGCCCGTTGTGGACTTCCCGACGAACTCGCCCGGGCGCATGGTGCCGGCCACGCAGCAGTTCACCGAGGGCGCGCTCGCCGAGGTGCCGGCCTTCACCCACGACGGCGACCCGCGCCTGGCGCGGCACGTTGCCAACTGCGTCATCAAGATCGACCGCTTCGGCCCGCGGATCGTCAAGGAACACAAGACCTCGCGACGGCGCATCGACGCCGCGGTTGCCGCGGTCATCGCCTACGACGGCGCAGTTCGGCAGACCGGGCCGCACGAGATCACGGAGGAGGCGGTGTGGTGACGCGACGTTTCAGGGCGCTCCTCTCGAGCCTGCTCGAGCTCGCCGGCGCCTCGCTCCTGGTCTACGGCATCGCGACGGTGAGCACGACAGCCGCGCTGATCGTCAGCGGGGTGCTGCTCACCGTCGCCGGTGCCGTGTTGGGATCTGCCAAGTGAGCGTGCTGGGCACGCTGATCGAGCGCGCGCGATCGAGCGCGGTGTCCCGGCGAGAGGCGTCACTCGAGAGCCTGCTCGCCGCGCGCGACCGCAACGGCTTCACCTACGCGGGCGTCGGCGTGACCTACCTCAACGCCATGACCAACGACGCGGTGTGGGCGTGCGCGCGCTTGCTCGTCGACACAATCAGCACGCTGCCCGTGGGCTCCTTCCGCAAGCAGGGCGACACACGCATCCCCATGCCGTCGCAGCCGCAGGTGGTCACCAACCCGTCGGTCGTGCTCGACCGCACGGAGTTCGTCGGTCAGATCGTGCTGTCGATCATCGAGAACGGCAACGCGTACGGGCGCATCGTCGGGCGCGACGGCCTCGGCTTCGCCACGCAGATCGAGCTCCGCGACCACGCCGACGTGGTCGTGCGGCGCAAGGGCAAGACCGGCCCGCCCGTCTACCGCTTCGACAACGAGCTCATCCCCATCGACGACGTGTTCCACGTCCGCGGAATCACCCGGCCCGGCGCGGTGCTCGGCATCAGCGCCATCGACGCGGCGCGCCAGACGATCGCGCGCGGCCTGGCGGCGGAGAAGTACGGCGCCCAGTGGTTCGGTGACGGCGCGCACCCGAGCGCTGTGCTTCAAGCGGACGGCACCGTGAGCGAGCCCACGGCCAAGGCCATCAAGCAGCGCTTCCTCGACGCGGTGCGCGGGCGTGAGCCCGTGGTGCTCGGGCAGGGCCTGAAGTACGAGCCGATCCAGAGCGACCCGGAGAAGTCGCAGCTGGTGGCGATCGAGCGGCTGGTGGCCGAAAAGGCGGCGCGCTTCTTCGGCATCCCGGGCGAGATGATCGGGGCGGCGAGCTCGGGGCAGTCGGTCACGTACGCGAACCGCGAGCAGCGCGCGCAGGACTTCACACAGTTCTCCGTGCTGCCGTGGCTGGTGCGCATCGAGAACCCGTGGAGCAAGCTGCTGCCCAAGCCGCAGTTCGTCCACTTCGTGGTCGACGGCCTGCTGCGCGCCGACACCAAGACGCGCTACGAGGCACACGACCTCGCCATCCGCGGCGGCTGGCGCAGCGTGAACGAGGTGCGCGCGCTCGAGGACGAGCAGCCGATCGAGTCCGGCGACCAGTACCTCTGGCCTCCGTTCACGACGACCCTGCCCGCGACGCAACCGACAGGAGGTGCAACGTGACGTCAACCGCCGAACGTGTGCGGCAAGGAGCCGAGGCGATGCGCGCGCACGTCGAGGCGCACGTCCGTCGCAAGCTCGACGTCCCTCCGGGGACCGAGCTTCGCCTCGACGACATCCGCGAGCTCGAGGTGCGCCAGCCCGCCGGCGACGACGGGCCGATCGGCTTCAAGGGGCTAGCGTCGGTGTTCAACAAGCGAACCAAGATCGGCGGCAAGTCGATGTTCGGCTGGCTCGAGGAGATCGCACCGAAGACGTTCGAGGAGTCGATCGGTAAGGACGACATCCGGATGCTCAAGAACCACAACACCGACCTGCCTCTGGCGCGCAACACGGCGGGCAGCCTGCGCCTGGACGAGTCCAAGCGCGGCCTCGAGGTGGACGCCGACATGACGCCGACGACCTACGCCGTCGACCTTGCGTTGTCGCTCGAGGCGGGGGACGTGTCGCAGATGAGCTTCGGCTTCGAGGTGCTCAAGGAAACCTGGATCACGCTGGACGACGACGATCCCGACAAGGGCAAGGTCGTCGAGCCAGAGCTCCGCGTGATCGAGAAGGTCAAGCTGTGGGAGGTGTCGCCGGTGACGTTCCCGGCCTACGTCGACACCGACGCAGCGCTTCGGATGCGCGACTTCGACACGATCGCGCGCTCGCTCGGTCTGGACGACGAGCAGCTGCATGCGGTCGCCGTCGAAGCGCGCAACGCAGGCAACGCACAAGACGTGGTCGCAGCCCTCGCCACAAGGCTCGGCCAACCCACGGCGCCTGCCACAGCGCCGAGCTCCGGTACGCCAGCGGAGCGGACACGGCGAGCGATCGCCGCGTCGATGTTCCCGACGCGCTTCACGCGCGTCGCGTAGAGCACGCGCGCAACTCGCGCGCGTATGAGTGACCAAGGAGGTCAACCATGACGCTCATCGAGCGTCTTCGTGCCACGCGCGCGGACTTGTTCGCGCAGGTGGACGCCATCATTGCAGCGGCGGACGCGGACAACGAGCGCGACCTGACCGACGACGAGCTCACGCAGGTCACCAACCTGCGCACCGAGCTCGACGCGGTCGACGCGCGGCTGGCCGAGCTCGCCGAGGTGGAGTCGCGCCGCGACCGCGCGACCGCCGCCGACGCCTCGCCCGGCGCGAACACCGAACGCGCTACGGCCGCGGTCACCGGCGAGCCGCGCACCTACCGCCGAGGCGGGCCGGACTCGTTCTTCTCGGACGCGTTCCGCGCCGTGAAGCTCGGGGACGCCCGCGCGGCCGCGCGTCTCGCGCAGCACGCGACCGAGGTGGAGGTCGAGAGCGAGCGCGTGCGCAATGCCGAAGGCATCGAGCAGCGCGACCTCGGCACGGGCTCGTTCGGCGGCTTGGTCGTCCCGCAGTATCTGGTCGACGAGTTCGCGGACGTGCTGCGCAACGGGCGCGCCGTCGCGAACGCCGTCCGTCGCGAACCGTTGCCGGCGCAGGGCATGACGCTGATCGTGCCGCGAGCCGAGACCGGCACGGCTGTGGCTGCCCAGGACGGGCAGAACGTCGCCGTGCAGGAGACGGACGCCGACTTCGACAATGACCTGACGATCAACGTCAGGACGTTCGCCGGGCAGCAGGACGTTTCGCGGCAGGCGTTGGAACGCGGCACGCCGGGGCTGGACACGCTGGTCTACGCCGACCTCGTCGCCGACTACGCGATGAAGCTGGACACGTCGGTGATCGCCGGGACCGGCGCGGCCGGAACGCACGTCGGGTTGCAGGCGGCGACGGGTGAGAACGTCATCACCTACACCGACGCGACGCCGACGCTCGCCGAGTTCTGGCCGAAACTGGCCGACGCCGTGCAGCAGGTCGCGTCCAACCGCAAGGTGAGCGCGAGCCTGATCGCCATGCACCCCCGGCGCTGGGGCTGGATCATCGCGGCGGTGGACTCGACGGGTCGCCCCTTGATCGTTCACGGCGACGCCGGCGCCGCCATCAATGCGATGGGCAAGGCCGCCGAGGCCTTCGGCGAGGGCCAGCTGGTCGGCACGCTCATGGGTCTTCCCGTGATCGTTGACGGCAACATCCCGACCAACGTCGGCACCAACGAGGACGTCGTGTTCGTGCTCAAGCGCGACGACCCGATCCTGTGGGAAGAGGGCGACGGGCTCCCGCGGCAGCTGCGCTTCGAGGAGGTCGGGGCCGCGACGCTGACCGTCAAGCTCCTGGTGTACGGCTACTCGGCGTTCACCGCCGACCGCCGCCCGACCGGGCTGTCTCGCATCACCGGTACTGGCCTCATCGCGCCGGCGTTCTAGTCGGCGCGAAGTAGCGCTTCATCCGATCACGGGGACCGGCGTCGCTCCGGCGCGCCGGTCCCCGCGTCGTCAGGAGGTGGACACGCATGGCGAAGACAGACGATGTGCGCGCGGCGCTCGAGCGCGAGCTCGAGGGCTACGAGCGAATGGGCAACACCGAACGCGCGAGCGAAGTGAAGAAGGCGATCGCCGCGCTCGGCGGGCGTCGGCGCATCGCGGTGGTCGACAAGACCGTCGAGGGCCCACCCGAGAACGCCGCCGAACGAACGGGCGGCGTCACGACCGACGACCTCGGCGCGTTGGGCAACGAGCCTGTGCGGCCGCGCACGCGAGGCAAGAAGTAGGCCGTGACCAAGCTGCTGCAGAACCGCGGCGCCACGATCTCGTTCACCGTCACCGATCAATTCGGCGTCCCCGCTGACGCGGCCGCGCCGCCGATGGTGACGGTGCGAGACGGCGCCGGCGCGACCGTTGCCGGACCGGCTGCGGCCACCGACGTCGGGACCGGCGTGTACGACTTCGCGCTGACGCCCGCGCAGACGGCGGCGCTCGACGTCTACACCGCGACGTGGGTGTACGTGCGCGCGGGCAACGCCGAGACGGCGACCACGAGCTTCGAGGTCGTCGGCGGCTTCTACTTCACGGTGGCCGAGGCGCGCGCCTTCGACAACGCCGCGCTCGCCAGTGAAACGAGTTACCCCAACGCAAAGATCGTTGCTGGACGCGACCTCGTGGAAGACGAGCTCGAGGTCGCGTGCGGCGTGGCGTTCGTGCCGCGATCGAGGAGGGTGTCTCTGGCCGGCGCCGGCCGCACCGAGCTTGTGTTGCCCGACCGGCGCCTGCGCTCGCTGCTGTCGGGCTCAGTGGGAGGCGCGGCGCTCACGGCGCCCGAGCTTGCGGCGATCACGTTGCGACCGGAGGGCGTCGCGTACCGGGAGGCCGGCTGGCCCGCGTCATCTTCGGCACCCTTCAATGTCTGGCTGCAATATGCCGTCGGCTACGACGCGCCGCCGGAGCGCATCAAGCGCGCGGCGCTGGTGCTGCTGCGACATCGTCTCGTCGCCAGCAACATCGAGGACCGCGCGATCAGCTACACCGACGAGCTCGGCACCCGGGCGCTGGCGGTGGCCGGACGCCGCGGCCAGCCGTTCGGCATCCCCGACGTCGACGCGGCCGTGCAGGACTACGACGAGCGCATACCGGCGATCGGCTGATGCCCACCTCTTCGAGTGTTCGCGAGGCGTTCCTGGTCGCGCTCAAGGCGTTGCTGGTGGCGCGGCCCGGGCTGGCCGGTGTCGGCGTGTTCCTGGCGCACCCCGGCGACGAGCTCCCGCCCGAAGCGCTGTTCGTCGACCGCGTCACGACGGAGCAGGAGTGGGCCGCACTCGGCCGGTTGCGCCGCGACGAGGCGATCACGGCGTTCGTGGTGTGTCACGTCATCAAGGCGGGCGCGGGAGAAGAGGTCGCCACCGCCGCGCGCGCGCGACTGGACGACCTGCAAGCCGAGCTCGAGGACGCGCTGCGTACCGACCCCAGCGTGTCGGGCACGGTGCGGCAGGCCGCGTACGTGCGCGACGAGCTGCGGCAAGGCACCGGCGCGAACGGTCGATGGGCGTCGCTCGAGGGACAAGTCGTCGCTCAGGCGCGGATCTAGGCGAGGGAGGACTCATGGCGAAGGTGACGTACATCGGCCCGCACGACGCGGTTGACGTGATCGACGGCGGCGCCGTGATCGGGACGTGCGAGCGCGGCGAGTCGATCGAGGTGGCCGACGAGCTCGCGACGCGGCTTCTGGAACAAGACGTCTGGGAGGCGGCGGGCGACGCCGCGAAGAAGACGCGCCGGAAGGAGGCGTAACCCGTGGCGACTGGACTCGACGCACAGATCGGCTTCGCGGAGGAAACGGTCTATGGCACGCCCGTGGTGGTGACGCGCTTCTTCGAGCTGCTGAACGAAGGCGTCAAGACCGAACGCCCGCGCCAGGAGTCACAAGGCCTACGTGCCGGCGCGCGCTTGCAGCGGTCGGGCCGGTGGGTGTCGGGGGCGCAGAACCCGGCCGGTGCGGTGTCGTTCGAGCTCGGCAACAAGGGCTTCGGCATGCTGCTCAAGCACATGTTCGGCGGCGTCGCGACGTCCACACCGGGCGGCGGCACGCTGACGCGCGACCACACCTTCACACCCGCGTCGCTTGACGCTCTGTCGATGACCATGCAGATCGGCAAGCCGCCGTCGCCGACGGCGCTCGCGCTGCCGTTCACCTATCACGGATCGAAGGTGGCCGAGTGGGAACTCAAGGCCGCCGTGGACGACATCCCCTCACTCGAGCTGTCGATGCTTGCCGAAGAGGAAGACGTCGCGACGGCACTGGCTGTGGCGTCCTACGCCTCGGGCTTCAAGGTGTTTCCGAGCGTGGACGTCTCCCTGTCCGTGGCCGGTGCCGCCGTCCTTGTGACCGAGGTCACGCTCAAGGGCAACAACGCGCTCAAGGACGACCGCTTCTTCATCGGATCGACCATGCGGCGCAATCCGCTCGAGGTTGGCCTCCGCGAAGTGAGCGGGTCGTTCGAGGGTGAGTTCGAGTCCATGACGGCGTACAACCGCTTCGTCGCCGGCACGGAGGCAGCCCTGGTGATCACCATGCTCGGCGACATCATCGAGGGGGCGCTGCGCTACACACTGTCCTTCACCTGCAACGTGCGCTTCGACGGCGAGACGCCGGTCGTCGGCGGGCCCGAGATCGTCACGCAGCCCATGCAGTTCAAGTGCATCAACACCGGCGCGAGCGACGCCACGGCCATCACCTGCGTGTACCGCACGACGGATGTGACGCCGTGAGCGAGCAGGCGGACAACGCCGCGCTGCATCTCGAGCTCGACGTCCAGAAGTTCACGCTGGCGGAGCTCGAGGACCTGGAAGAAGCGACGGGCATGACGTTCACCGCGCTCGGCGAGCAGCTGGCGTCAGGCGACTACTCGATCAAGCTGCTGCGTGCCGTCGTGTGGATCTTGCGCCGGCGCACCGAACCGGGCTTCACCATCGAGCAGGCGCGCGAGGTGGAGCTCCGCGACATCCATTTCGAAGCCGAGACGAAGAAGCAGCCGCAGGACCACCAGGGACCGCGCGGCACCAAGCGAGGTGCGCGCCGCCCCCCGGTCTGACGGCGCAGATCGAGCGGGCCATGCCCGCGTTCTGCGCCTTCTACGGGCTCACCCCCGCGCAGTACCGCGACCTCACCGTCGCCGACTTCAAGTCGATGAGCCGCTTCATGGCCGACACGTTGAAAGGGCGCTGATGCCGCGCAAGCCGACCGTCGAGATCAAAGGCCTCAGGGAGCTCCGCTCCGCGCTCAAGGCCATCGACCCCAAGCTCGTGCGCGAAGCGAACAAGGCGCTGGGCGATGCGGTGCTCCCGGTGGCAACAGACGCGCGCGACGACGCGCCGTTCCGTCGTGGGGCATTGCGCAGATCCATCCGCGCCGGCTCCACGGGCAAGGGCGCGTTCATCGGCGCGAAGGCGCCGCATGCCGGCGTCCACGAGTACGGCGGCACGATCAGCTTCACGCACCGCGCGGGCGAGATCCACATCGCCGCGCAGCCGTTCATCCGTCCGGCGATCGAGCGCAACACCGACCAGATGGTCGAGGCCGTGGGCGACGCCATCGACGCGCTCACCGCACGGCACGGCTTCCACTAGGGAGGCACATTGGCGCGCAAGCGCGAGCTCCAGATCTTCATCACCGGCAACGCCGACGACGCGCAGCGCGCGTTCCGCGACGTCGAGAGAGGCGCGAGCCGGCTCGGCAAGGTCGGCGACGGTCTCAAAAAGCTCGGCAAGGTCGGCGCCGCGGCGCTCGGCGGCCTGGCCGTCGGCGGTGTCGCGTTCGGCGTCGCGTCGGTCAAGGCCTTCGCGGAGGCTGAGCAGTCGCAGCTGAAGCTGAGCGAAGCGTTCCGCAAGTTCCCGACGCTCGCCGACACAAACCAAGCGGCGTTGATGAAGCTCAACGCGGCCCTCGCCACCAAGACGAAGTTCGACGACGACGCGACGGCGGCGGCGCAGGCCAACCTCGCGCAGTTCGGCCTCACCGGCAAGCAGATCATCGCGCTGACGCCGCTCATGCAGGACTACGCGGCGAAGACCGGCAAGGACCTGCCGGACGCGGCGAGCGTGCTCGGCAAGGCGCTGCTCGGCAAGGGCAAGGCGCTCGCGGCCATCGGCATCAAGTTCAAGGACGCCGGCTCCACCGCCGGGAACTACGAACAGATCATGGGCGGCCTGCGATCGCAGGTCGGCGGCTTCGCGCAGAAGGAAGGCAAGACGGCGTCGGGTTCGCTCGACGTCCTCAAGAACGCGTTCGGCGAGGTGAAGGAGTCGGTCGGCGCCGCGCTGATGCCGGCGCTGCGCGCGCTGATGCCGGTGATCACCGCGCTCGTGCCGGTGATCGGCACGGCGCTCGGCGGTGTCGCAAAGGCGCTGGCGCCGCTGCTGCTGCGACTGGCCAAAGCCCTCGGGCCGATCATGACCAAGATCGTCGCGGCCCTGACGCCCGTGCTCGGCGTGCTCGGCGACGCGCTCGGCGACATCCTCGTGGCGATCCTTCCGATCCTGCCGCCCCTCGCGAAGCTGCTGCAGGCGTTCACGCCGATCATCCCGCCGCTGGCGAAGATCATCACGCTGCTCGTCAAGATCCTGATGCCGGTGCTGACGCCGATCATCGGGCTCATCGGCGCGCTCGCCGCGGTCACGTCCAACGTGCTCGCCAAGGCGCTCGGGGTGCTTCTTCCTCTGCTGCGTCCGTTGGAAGCGATCTTCAAAGCGATCGGCCGCGCGATCGAGCCCGTCGTCCGCTTCGTCCGGAACCTCGGCCGCACGATCAGCCGCCTCAAGTTGCCCGACTGGCTGATCCCCGGCTCACCGACGCCGCTTGAGCTCGGCTTGCGCGGCATCGCCAAGGCGTTCGGCGACGCTCGCGCGATGTCGCGCGGTTTCGCCGTGCCCGACGTCGTGCGCGTGAACGCCGGAGCTACGCGCGCGCCCGCCCTCGCAGGTGCGGCCGGCGGCGGCGACGTGATCGTGAACCTCAACGGCGCCGTCCTGGGCGACGTCCCGCGCGTCGTCGAGCACCTGCGCCGCGAACTCCTTCGCGGCAAGGGGCGCAACGGGAGCACGGGGCTGTGACGCAGCCGACGTTCGTGGTCGAAGTCGCCTTCGCGAGCGACCCGTTCGACGCGAGCCCGGCGTGGGTCGACATCACGCCCTACGTGCGTCACCTCGATCGCGTAAGCGGGCGACAGTTCGAGCTCGACCGCATCGAGGCGAGCGTGCTCACCCTCGAGGTCGAAGACGAGGACCGCCGGTTCGACCCCACCAACGCGGCGAGCCCCTACTACCCCAACGTGCTTCCCATGCGCCCGGTGCGCTACACGGTGGTTCACGACGGGGTGAACTACCGGCGCTTCCAGGGCTTCGTCGAGGCGTGGCCGCTGCGCTGGGAGGGCGGCGGCGACCCGGGCTCGGTCGTGCTGCAGCTGCGCTGCGTCGACCTGTTCAAGATCCTCGCCCGGGCCGACCTGGTCTCGCCCTACGCCGTCGAGGTCCTGGCGGACGACCCGCTTCTCTACTACCGGATGCGCGACGAGCCGATCGCCAGCGGCGGCGGCGCCTTCCTGTCGGACGAGACCTCCGCCGCCCTCGCCGGCTACGTCGTCGGTGCCACGCACGATCACGAGGACGTCGCGATGCGCGACGGGACGGGCTGCTACCGCTTCGACGGCGTCGGCAACTACGGGATCGTGCCGGCGCCCGGGCGCACGCCGGGCGGATCGTTCGCGATCGAGACCTGGTACGACATGACGGCCGCGGTCTTCGGCAACCTGTGGCAGCTCGGGCAGACCGGCACGTACTGGCTCTCGCTCGATTCGCTGGCCGCGGCGTCGGCCGGCAAGCTGCAGTTCGTCGCGTTCGGCGAGGACCACTCCGAGCTGCAGATCCTCGGCAACCCGACGGCGACCAACAACGGGGCGTGGCACCACGTGGTCTGCCAGTACAACGCCTCGACCCTGCTCCTGGAGCTCTACGTCGACTCCGTGCTCGTCGACTCGCAGACGGCGGCCGCGACGATCGACCCGCCGGACGTCGGGTTCGTGCTGGCGGCCGGGTGGATCGGCACGGCCGCTGCGTGCGGCCTGGACGAGTTCGCCGTCTACGACCACGTGCTGACGCCGGCGAGGATCACCGCGCACTACGCCGCCCGGACGTTGCGCGCCGGCGAGTTGTCCGGCGCGCGGATCGGCTACATCCTCGACCGGGCCGGATGGCCGGCGACGCCGCGGTCGATCGACCCAGGCCAGTCGACGCTCGCCGCGGCCGACCTCGAGGGGGTCTCGGCGCTCGAGGCGCTGCACCAGGTGGCCGAGTCCGAGGCCGGCGTGTTCTTCATCGCCGGCGACGGCTCGCCGACGTTCTTCGACCGCTACGACCGGATCACCGCGCCGAAGGACGCCCCGCAGGCGACGTTCGGCGACGGCGGCGGGGCCGAGGTCGACTACGAGGTCGTGGAGCTGTCCTACGACGAGGAGCGGATCTACAACGAGATCCGCGAGACCAACGCCGGGACCCTGATCGTGCGGGAGGATCTCGACTCGCAGGAGACCTACGGCCGGCGCACCCTCGAGCAGCGCACCGACCTCGAGGTCGCGGCCGAGGCGATCGACCGCGCCGACTTCTCGCTGCGCCGCTACAAGGACCCGCGCGTGAGGTGCGAGACCGTCAGCTTCGGGCCGGTCTACGCCAACGCGGAGTGGGTTGCCCTGCTTTCCCGCGGGATCGGCGACCGCGTGCGGATCATGCGGCGGCCGCCGACCGGCGCGACCGTGCAGCGCGACGTCTTCGTCGAGCAGATCACCGAGGCCGTCGACGGCGCGGCGATGAGCCTGGGCTACCAGCTCTCGCCGGCGGAGGATTGGAACTTCTGGGTCCTCGGCCACGCCACGCACGGCGTCCTCGACACGACGACGGTGGTGGGCTTCTGATGGCCGAGCTCGTCGAGTACCGGCGCGCGCTGCGGGTGCGGTCGCAGGCCGACCTGCTCAAGCGCCTGGCCGACATGGGGATCGAGCCGAAGCCGTCGACGGGGCCGCCCGTCGCGGCCTACGTGAACCACGGCCGGCTGGTCGCCGACTGCTACGAGTGCGGGTCCGGGATCGCGTGCGGGATGGACGAGCCCAAGGCCGTGTGCTGTCAGTGCGGGACGATCCACCACGTCACCCGGCCGAACCGCGCGACGCTCAACGCCGTCTTGCGCGTGCTCGAGGCGCGGCCGCGATCGGCGTGGAACTGGACGCCGGGGGCCGAGACCCGCGACGACCTGGCCGCCGACAACTGGCGCCACGCGCGGCCGGTGATCGAGAACGACCCGGACGCGCCGGACCCGCGCGAGATCCAGCGGCGTGCGCGCGGTGAGGAGTAGCCGTGGCCTGGACGGCGCCCCGCACGTGGGTCGCGCTCGAGGTCGTGTCTGGTGCCGACCTCAACACCGTCCGCGACAACCTGCGCTACCTCAAGGGCGACGACGCCTGGCAGCTCCCGACCCTGCTCAACTCGTGGGTGGCCTACGACGCCGGCACGACGTACGGCGGGCCGCGCTACAAGCTGATCGGCAAGGTCCTCAAGATGGTCGGGCTCGCCAAGAGCGGGACCGTGTCGTCGACGCCGTCGCTCGGCGCGATGTTCGTCCTCCCCGTCGGCTACCGGCCGCCGGAGCGCATGACCTTCGCCGTGGTCTCCAACAATCTTTTCGGCCGCTGCGACGTGCTCGACACGACGGGCGAGGTCGTCGCCTACACGGGGTCCGCGACGTGGTTCTCCGTGGCCGGAATCCAGTTCCCGGTGGCCTGACGTGGCCTGGACGACGCCCCGCACGTGGGTGGCCGGCGAGACCGCGACCAAGGCGATGCTCGACGAGCAGATCCGCGACAACGAGCTCTACCTCAAGGGCGACGCCGCGTGGATCGCGCCGACGTTCACCAACGCTTGGGTCAACTTCGGAGGCGTCACACTGGCCGCCGGCTACCGGCGGATCGGCGACGTCGTCTACCTGCGCGGGACGATCAAGAGCGGCACGATCGCCGCCGCGGCCTTCGTGCTTCCGGCCGGCTGGCGGCCGTTCGTCCAGCAGATCTTCATCTCCGACGCCAACAACCTGATCGGCCGCGTGACCGTGTCGGTCTCGGGCAACGTCATCCCGCAGATCGGCTCCAACGCCTACTACACCCTCGACGGCATCTGCTTCTCGGCGGTGGCCTGATGGCCTGGACCGCGCCCAGGACGTGGGTGGCCGCCGAGGTCCCCGACGCCGCGCTCATGAACCTCCACGTGCGCGACAACCTGCTCTACCTCGTCGGCGACCTCGCGTGGACGCCGCCGACGCTGACCGGCACGTGGGTCAACTTCGGGTCCGGCTTCACGAACGCCGGCTACCGCCGGATCGGCGACATGGTCTGGCTCAAGGGCACGATCAAGAACGGCGTGGTCAACACGTCGGCCTTCACGCTCCCCGCCGGCTACCGGCCGACGGCCCAGGCGATCTTCGCCGTCGAGTCCAACAACGCGTTCGGCGTGGTGGTCGTCAACGCGGCCGGCACGGTCGTGCCGACGACCGGCAGCAACGTCTACTTCCAGCTCGACGGAATCGTCTTCTCGACGATCTAACGCCCGCTCGGCCCCCGTCCGTTCGTCCGGAGGTTTCGCCATGCCTACTGCTGCAGTTGATATCGCTCGCGCCGCACAGCAGGCCGGGTGGTCGCGCGACGAGCTCGTCGTTGCCGTCGCCGTCGCTCTCGGCGAGTCGGAAGGCAACGAGCGCGCGCGCAACGCCAACCCGCGCACCGGCGACGACTCGTACGGCTTGTGGCAGATCAACATGCGCGGCGCCCTCGGGCCGGATCGCCGAGCGCGCTACGGCCTCAAGTCCAACGACGAGCTGTTCATCCCCGCCGTCAACGCGCGCGTCGCATTCGGCATCTACGTCGCCGCCGGTCGCAGCTTCCGCCCGTGGGGCGCCTACACCGACGGCGGCTACCGCAAGTTCGGCCGGTTCGAGAAAGCGCAAGCCGCCGTGGCTGCGCTCAAAGGAGGAACGAAGATGGGAACGGCACAGCAAGCACTCGACGTCGCGCGGCAGTGGATCGGCTACAAGGAGGGCGCGAACAACCGCAGTACGTTCGGCGCGTGGTACGGGATGGACTACAACCCGTGGTGCGCGATGTTCGTGAGCTACTGCCTGTACACGACGGGCACGCCTATACCGATCTCGACGCCGAAGGGCTTCGCGTACTGCCCGACCGGCGTGAACTGGTTCAAGGCACAGAAGCGATGGCACACGACGCCGGCCGTCGGGGATCTCGTGTTCTTCGACTGGACAGGCGGGCGCGCGGGGGCCGAGCACGTCGGGTTCGTGGAGAAGGTCAACGCCGACGGCAGCGTCGGGACGATCGAGGGCAACTCGAATAGCCGGGTGGAGCGCCGGACGCGGTCCGGCTCGATCCTCGGCTTCGGACGGCCGCCGTACAAGAGCACGGCGACGACATCGAAGGCGGCGTCGGCGCACCCGCGTTGGCCTGGACGGTTCCTCACGCTGACGTCCCCGTACACAAGGGGCGACGACGTGGGCACGGTGCAGAGCCGGCTCAACCACCACGGCAGCAAGCTCGTTGTCGACAAGGTCTTCGGTCCCGCCACCTCCGGCGCGGTGATCGCGTTCCAAAAGGCGCGCAAGCTGCAGGCTGACGGCGTCGTCGGGCCAATCACATGGGACGCGTTGTGGCGATGAGCCCTGGCGGTGGTGAGACAGCAAGCGAGGCCAGCGGCTGGACCGTCGAAACGCTCCGCGCTCACTTCGCTCAGATCTTCGACGAGCGCGATCACCGGTACGAGCAACGCTTCGATGCGCAGGAGAAGGCCGTCGCTGCAGCGTTGAGTGCCGCTGAACGTGCGGTCGCCAAGGCCGAGCTCGCCGCCGAGAAGCGCTTCGAGGCCGTCAACGAGTTCCGCGCTCAGCTCGGAGATCAAGCGTCGACGTTCATGCCGCGCGGCGAAGCGAACGCCGAGACCAGCAACCTGCGGGAGAAGATCGAGGCGCTCACCGCACGCATCGATGCACTCGCCACGCGCTTCGAGCGAGGCGAAGGTCAGCGCTCCGGACTCAAGGACGGATGGGGCTACCTCGTCGGTGCGGCGGGCTTCATCTCAACGCTCATCGCGATCGCGTACGCGCTCTCGCGTTAGGACAAGGAGACTCACATGACACGGTTTCTTGATGTGCTTGAACGCTCGGCGTGGACGTTCGTGCAGACGTTCGCCGCGTCGGTAGTGCTCACCAACAGCCTCGGCTTGGGCGACCTCAAGATCGCCGCGGGAGCGGCGGTGCTGTCGGTGCTCAAGAACCTGTCGATCGCATCGACGGTTCGCGCGGGGGCCGAACTAGTCGCCAAACCACGCTGACTTCGGGGCCCACTCCCGTCGTCGCGTGACGAGCTACAGTCGCGTCATGGCGGAGTGTGTCCACGGTCTCGAGGAGTCGCAGTGCGCGACGTGCTCAGCGCCTCCGCCCCCACGGGTGCCTACCACCGAGGAAGTGCGTCAGGAGTTCCTCGAATCGACCGTGGTCGGCGATTTTGCGCGCGAACGCGGCGAGCGGCTTGCCGAGGAGTTCGCCGAACGGAGACCGGCCGCCGATCCGAGAGCCGTCGCCTTCCGCGACGAGTACTCCGAGCACTTCTCGGAAGGCGGTCTGGAACGCGTGACCAGCGAACAGCTGCGTCGGTTCGCGAACTCCGACCTCGTCGCGCATCCGGGGAACATGAGCAACTTCAACGACGAGTGGAACCAGCGAGGCGACGACGACGCTCGCGCCCGGGTCGTCGAGACGATCTCGTACCTGCTGTACGGCCCTCCCTCAACCCACCTCGAGGATCGTCTGACGGATCTCATCAAGGGCAACCGCGGCATGGGTTTCCGTGGGCTGAAGGAATCGCTCTTGACGAAGGTGCTGTGCATGGTCGAGCCGGTCCGCTTCCTCCCGATCCTCATCTACAGTTCGCCGAACAGCTTCGGGAAGAAAGAGCTCGCGGATGCCGTCTTCCGCGTGAACTTCCCGAAGGCGGAACGAGTCCAGTGGCAGATCGGTCGCCTCGTCATATGGAGCAATGACCGGCTCGTCGAACTGCTGCCCCAGAGATTCCGTGACGACCTCATGTGGGCATCGGAGTTTCTCTGGTGGGCGAAGGACCAGCCGTGGCCTAATGCCTCAGATGAGTGAGCACACCTGGACGGACGCCGACCGGCTGACGTACGAGGAGTTCCAGGCCGGGGCGCCGTGCGTCAACTGCGGTCGTCCGTTCTTCGGTGGTCCGGAGTGGGTTGCGGTGATGCACCGGACGCCGGAGCAGGCCGCGGCGATCGAGGCCGAGGAGGCAGAGTTCCGCGAGCTGCATCCCGACTGCAAGGACATGCGATGGTCGATCTCGGGTGGTGGAGTCACTCACTGCGCTCGTTGCTGTGCGCCGCCGCCGGTCTCGCCCGAAACCTTGCGCCACGTGGCGCAGCTACTGATGAGCGAGCAAAGAAGGATCGACGCCGAGAACAAGGCGTCGAAGGAGAAGCGCCTCGACGGTCCGCGACCGGATCGCGTTAAGTCGGCTCTGCCGTTCGACACCTATCCCGACGGCGGCCGAGCGTTGCTGGGACGAGCCGGCGGCGACACGGCGCGCAAGGGCTACGGCCTCGCGTTCATGCGGAAGACGGGCCAGACGACATGCGCCTACTGCGGCCTCGACCTCGCCGCGAGTTACGAGAGCTGGCTGCAGCTCGCGCTCGACCACGTGGTCCCCGAGAGCGTATGCCGTGGCTTCGGACTTCCGAACGAATGGACGCACGATTGCAGCAACAAGGTTCTCGCGTGCGCGGCGTGCAACGGGTTCCACAACCGGTACAGGCAGCCGGACGACGCGGTCTGCCCGTCAAGCCTCGATGAGTTCTACGACCTGCGCGATCGGATCTTCGTGGAGCGCAAGGCGTTGATCCTGCAGCGCCACGAGTCCGAGCGCGCATTCTTCGAGGGGCGTCCGTGGGAGGCCGGGCCGCCTGGTGCATAACCAGGACGACTGGCTGACCGACATCCTGGTCGCTCGGTGCAGCCGGGGCCTATCGTTGCGGGCATGAGACTGCAGGTGGAGTGGGGCCGGCGGCCCGTCCCGCTGGTCCGTTCGAAGGGGGACGGCCTATACGGCGTGGACCTAGAAAAGCTCGACCCAGCGCCGGGCGTGTATGTGTTCGCGCGTCAATGGGGCTCCGGCTTCGAGGCGTTGTACGTCGGCAAGGCCGACAACATCAGGCGCCGGCTCCGTGGCCAGCTGAACAACCTCAGGCTGATGAACCACGTCCAGGTGGCGAAGACGGGCAAGCGCATCGTGCTTCCGGGATACGCCGTTACGAGGCCGGGCCAACGCATGCCGACCGTCCTCACAACTCTCGAGCGCGCTCTGATCCGCCACTTCTTGTCCGAGGGGCATGACCTCGTGAACAAGATGGGAGCGCGCATCCGACGACACGAGATCGACTCGATCGGCGCGCCGAGACGATTCCTGCCGTCGATGATGTACCTCGAGCGCAGCAGGGGTAATTAG